CTGCATGTCAGCCTCGGCCAACGCGATGAAGGTCGGAACGACAGACGTAAGATCGTCGCGGTTTAGAAAATCCGCGACGGCTGTCTTGAGCGTGGCATAGGTCGTGATGGTCATTTCTTCTTTGCCTCGTTGCGGGCCGAAATGGCCTTGGCTTTAGCCTTGGCGTCCGCCTTGCTGCTTGCGCCCCATGCGTTCAGTGATAGCAGAAGTCGCGTGGGTTTTCCATCCTCGTCACGCTCTGGGCCGGGCATCCCGCCCATCCGAGCCAAGAAGGACGCCCGGCGCGGGTTGTCGCCAGCCTTCACCGGGGCCTTCAGGTTCATACCCTCGGCCTTCGCGGATGCGCGCCCCTTGGCGTTTAAGCCGCCTTTTGGGTTTTTTCCTTCAGCGCGCTGCCAAGCTGGAGTTTTGGCCATTACTTGGCCTTCTTTGCTGTCTTGGCCGAAGCCTTGAACGCAGCCGCAGTCGGAGCGCCCTTGGTGCCGGGCTTCCGCATCTTCTCGCCCGATCCGGCCTTGATGCGCTCACGCTTTGCGTGAATTGCAGCGTAAAGACCCTTGGCCATTATTTCTTGCCCTTCATCATGCACTTGCCAGCGGCTTTGCATTTGGCGGGCGTCGGGCAGCCCTTGCAGGGCATGAACTTCATGGTCGGCTTTTTCATTTCTTCTTCGCCTTTCCTGCTTTGCTGAGGGCAATGGCAATCGCCTGCTTTTGCGGCTTGCCGGATTTCATTTCCGTGCGGATGTTAGCAGAAATCGTCTTGGCAGACGAACCTTTTTTGAGTGGCATTATTGCGCTCCTGAAAGCAAGCCCTGCGGCTTCTGTTGTTGCTGCTGCATGGCCTGCGCCACGTCGGCTTGGCTCATCCCCAGCATGGCCGCCGCACCCGCGATGCCATACTTACGGACAATCTCAATCAGGTTTTCGTCGAAGATGACGTAATTGCGGGAGCCGTCGCCCGCGCTGCGCGATCCTGCGTCAAGGTAGCGAACTCCCGGTATTCCAGCTTCCAAAAGTCTGCGCCTTTGGTCTGCGCTTGGCCCGACATCAAGCCATTCTCTGCCGTCAATCCCATACTGCGGGCTTGCCATTTTGAGAATATATTCGCCCTCAAGTGAGGGATCCGGGTTGCGGCCCATGATCTGCTGCCAGCGCTCATTCGCAAACCGCTGAACGTTGGCAGGCTGCTCACTCAGCGGCAAATCCCAGTCAAGGAAATCCTCTGGGTTCGCGTTGACGTTGAGTTCGTATAGTTTGCCTTCGTTTACAAGTTTGACATCACCAGAATTTAGCAAATTCTCCAAGCGATCCGCCCTATTCGAAAAATCAATGATCGTTGACGGTAGATCGCCATAGAACTTTGATTTAAGTTGAGAAACGTCAGACACGCCAATATCGTTTAAGTTTTCTTTGACGATTTGTCTCAAGCGAGTAACGGTCGCCCGCATGTCGTCAGGTTCTCCGCTTGCCATCTCAAAAATGTCTGCGACATCGCTTCCATATTTTTCCGCAATGTTTTGGCCATCAGCGGTTGCTAGATAGGGTCTGCTTAACTGATCCCGATACCCGCGCGCAACGCCCTCCGCCTCAGCACCATATAGTCCTGGGCCATATACCTGCGCTCCCTCGCCCGTGCCGATCTTGTCCATGCGCTGGCGACCAAGCGGGAAGTCACGCAACACCTCTGCTCCAGCCGGGACATCAGGCAGCACGTCGGGCCTGCCGACAATGTATTCGGTGCGACCATCAGGATAGAGCACAAGACGCTCTGCGTTGAAGTTATGCGGGCTGCCTTGATACAGCCGCAGCCCCGGAATAGGGTTCGCGTATGTCGTCGGCATCTGGCCGGGCTGATTAAGCCGCTCCACGACATCACGACCAGCCGCACGCATAGTATCTCCAACCGCCTGCTGCGTGGGCGATCCACCCAGAAGCCCCTCCATCACGGCGGCAGCGGCTGGAACTCCAGCGCGCCCAGCGACAACCGCAGGCCCAGTTACGCCAGCCACACCCGACAGCATGTCGCCCAGAGCCGCGAGGCGATCCATCACGCCCATGTTCGGCGACATCATGCGTCCGCCCGCGTTCATGGACTGCCCGATGGCTTCGACAGGGTTGAAGATTTGGTTTAGAAGCGAGAGGCGCTCTGGCAGCCCGACGCCAACATCAAGAAGGCCAGCACGTCCGGGCTGGACGGCATTAGGGTTGCGCGGCTGGCCCATGAGTTCCAGATCGCGCAGGAGCAAGGCTCTCTCAAGTTCGTCTGCCATGACCGCCTCAGTTGTGGATGCCGCCATCCTATCACATCACGCGATGCCTTTCAAATTACGTCGCAATGGTGCGCCCCAATCGGCTTCGACCGGGCGATAGCCGACGAACAGATAGCGCAGGCTGTCGCAAGTGTGGCTGGTCCAATCATGCTTTGGCTTCGAGCGCCACGTCTTGGACCGCTCGTCCCAATCGCGCTGATACTGCCGCAGGGCTTCGATGAGCCGCGTATGCTCCTCGTGTATATACGTCCGGGCCAGCCCGTTGCGAACAGCTTGGATGCCGTCCTCAATCGGGATGTTCGGCGCGATGGTGATGTTGCGGATGCCGAGGCCCTCAAGCGTCTCAATCCGCGATACACCGCTGCCAAGCTCGCGCACGCGGGCGTCGTGCGGCAGGATGTGGCCGGTGTAGATGTAGGGCTTGTCCGACAAGAGGCGGGCGTAATGGGCCAAGCCAGCGCCGCTGTCCTCAATGTGGTCGATGATGCGAACCTCGTTGCCGACGAACTGCGCGAACACGATGGACGTGGTGTCGTCCATGCCCAAGTCCCAAGCCGTGACAACGCCGACCTGCGGCTCATGCAGGACGTTCCTGATGCGGCCCGATGCCGTCATCTCTTTCATCTCTTTGCCGTAGTATGCGCCGACGATGGCGGCCTCAAAGCTGCACTCGAATTCTTGATCGTAGCGATCCGGGCCAATGGTCTTGAGCGCGTCGTTCAATTCCATCTGCGGGATGATGCGCGTTTCTGATGCGGGCAGCACCAGCGAGAACCAGTTGGGATCGCGCGTGGCCTTGTCATAGATTTCCCAGAATTCGTTCTTGCCCTTCGGCGTGCCGATGAAGGTGGCACGGCCTTGCCGGTCGGCCAGTGCTGGGCGAATGACGGTCGGCCATGCGTTGGCCGGAAAGTCTGCGGGTTCGTCCAGCACCACGTCATCGAAATACAGACCGCGCATGGCGTCGTAGTTGTCAGCGCCGAACAGGCGGATGCGTGCGCCGTTGGGGAAGTCTGCCCGCAGTTCGCTTTCGTTGTAGGACATGCCGGGGATCGGCGCGGTGAACTGCTTGATGTAGTCCCAACTGATCGCTTTTGCTTGGTTGTAGTATGGCGCGATGTATCCGCAGCGCACGTTTTCGCGTGGCGTGGTGATGGCCGACTTGATTAGGTCGTTGATTGCGCCGACCGTCTTGCCGAAGCGGCGATGCGCCACGATGCAAGCGAACCGCTCCTTGCGATTGTGGAACGGCAGAAGCTGCTTTCGCGGCAGGTAGGGGATTTCAATTGTCGGCATTCTTCCACTGGATCGTGAGCGGGCCGCCGTTGCTGGTCATGTCGATCTCTTGCTTTTCTCGCCAGCCTGCGCGGGTCTTCATCCAGAAGATCATGGCGGCGGTGTCGCCCTTGGTGGCCTTGTTGAACAGCGCACCGCCGACCGAGGCGTTAGCGCGGGCCATCGCTTGGTCCAGTTCGGCCCGGTAATATTTGGTCAGGGTTTTGTCGTCGATGTCCAAGATGTCGGCGATCACCTTTTGCGGCGTGCCGATGGTTGCGTGAAGCTGCACAAGCTGGCGGCTTTCCTTGGTTGGTTCATGCGGTCGGCGGCTCATGCTGCGATCCTCTTTGCGGCCAGCGCGTTAAACGTCTCGCCAGATCCTTCAAGCGTTGCCTCTTGCCCGGTGAAGTCTTGCCAGCGTTTGATGATGACGTCGCAATAACCAGCGTCCCGCTCCATCATGAATGCACGCCTGTTCGTTTTTTCGCACACGATGCAAAGCGTCCCGCTTCCTGCGAACAGGTCCAAGACTGCGCCATTCTGCGGGACAGAAAGATAATCCGCCGAAAACTCTATAATTTCAGTTGGCTTTTGCGTCGGGTGAACGCTTCCCTTTAGGGCAGACCGATTAACTGTCTTGCTTCGAAGCGGTCGATCTTCTGTCGTCCAAGCAAGTTCGCCATCGCTCATGGTCAAGCCGTCTTGACCCTTGCTCCAATAAAGCCACCCACGAGTGGCAGGAAGAAGGTCTGCAAAGTAATTGCCGCCCCAAATAACAGCAGGGACGCCAAGTGACACGATGTAGTTGAAGATTGAGGCATCGGGCCGCTCTGAGTCCCACCCTTTCTTCTCGTGGTGCTTCCGATTATGCTTAGGATTCGCGCTGACAGATTTCTTCTGTCCGTCAATGCCAATACCATAAGGCGGATCGGTGATGACAGCGTTCGGAACAGATCCAGCCATCAACTTATCCACCGCATCAATGCTCGTGCTATCCCCGCACATCAGCCTATGCCGCCCCAAGATCCACACGTCGCCCTCAACTGTTACAGGCACCGCAGGCACTTCCGGCACTGCGTCCTCGTCGGTCAGGCCATCGGTCGGCTCGGCCAGGAAGTTGGCAATTTCTCCAACCTCAAAGCCGGTCAGGCTTAGGTCAAAGCCCTCGGCGTCCAAGTCCTGCAATTCGATCTTCAGCATGTCGTTGTCCCACCCGGCGTCGAGCGCAAGGCGGTTGTCGGCTATAACGTAGGCGCGCTTCTGCG